TAATGAATTAGAATGTGAAATTTATTCTAATGTTGATAACTATTATATTTCTAATTATGAACAAACTCATAGCAAAATAACTGACTATGATGAGATTTGGGAAGATGATGATGGTTATTGTGACTAGTTAAATTAAAATTAAAAGGAATTAATTATAAAATATGAAACCAATCAAAGCAAAAGATCTTCTTGCTCTAGATAAACATCTTAGTGTTGTAAAATTAAATGCTTACGAAAATCCAGAACAAGTTATTTGGCAAGCAGGAAAGTGTGATTACTCTGAAGTTCCAATTCACACCGTAGAATTACCTGATCCTCAAAAATGTGGTGAGTGGATTGTTGATCAACTCTTGGGTAATGATCGCGGTCATTGGGGTCCAATTGAACATCCTTCAATTACATTATCTTGTTCTGGATATGTTCATAATGTGATTGTTCAAGCAAGAACTCATCGAGTTGGAGTCACCTTCGATGTTCAATCTCAGAGGTATACTGGAAAAAGAGTACGTCAAGTTGCAAAAATGGAACTTGATCCTGAAGAAGTTTTTTATGTTCGCCCAGCTGGATTTTATACAAATCGAAAGGGTAAAAAGTACGAGTGGACTGAAGAACATAGGCAACAAAAACTTGCTCGTATTCTGATTGAATGTAAAGAATATGAGCATTATTATAAAATGGGAATGTGTGAAGAGCATCTAAGAGATTATCTTCCACAAGCAATTAGACAAAATTTTGTTGTTTCTTTTAATCTTCGTTCGGCTCTTCATCTTTTAGACCTTCGATCAAAACTTGATGCACAACTAGAAATTCAATGTTTGTGTGAACAGATTACCGACCACATTAAAGATTGGGCACCTAACGTTTGGAGTTACTATGAACAAAAACGTTTGTATCGTGCTAGGTTAGCGCCTTAATTATAAATAAATCATTAGATCATTAAATAGCATGGCACAGTATCCAATAGTTAATAAAGTTACAGGTGAAAAAAAGGTTATTGAAATGAGTGTGCATGATATCACTCAGTGGTATCAAGACAATCCAGAATGGCATAGAGACTGGTCTGAAGGTTGCGCTTCTTTGGGAGAGTTGGGTGAGTGGAAAGACCAATTAATTAAAAAGCATCCTGGATGGAATGATGTATTAGAAAAAGCATCAAAAGCTCCCAAATCAAAAGTTACCAAAATTTAAAGCACATGCCAAGAAAAAAAAGAGGATCTGAGTTACAACCAATTGGTGTTGGAATGACTGCAAAGCAAATGAAAAGAAGGAAACCAATTAATTCAGATTATCTTCTTAATGTTGAACCATTAACTGATAACCAAGAAAGATTGTTTGATAGTTTTGATGATGATAAAAATCTAGTTGCTTATGGTGCAGCAGGTACAGGTAAAACTTTTATCACTCTTTTTAATGCATTGAAGGATGTTCTTGATGAACATACTCCATATGAAAAAATTTATATTGTTAGGTCTTTAGTTGCTACTAGAGAGATTGGATTTTTACCTGGAACCCATGAAGATAAGGCTGATATCTATCAGATTCCTTACAAAAATATGGTTAAATATATGTTCCAAATGGCAACTGACTCTGAGTTTGAAATGTTGTATGGAAATTTAAAAACTCAGGGAACTATTAGTTTTTGGTCAACTTCTTTTCTCAGAGGCACTACTTTAGATAAGTCTATTATCATCGTTGATGAGTTTCAAAATTTGAATTTTCATGAACTTGATAGTATAATTACTAGGGCAGGTGAGCATACTAAAATTTGTTTTTGTGGAGATGCTACTCAATCTGATTTACAAAAAACAAATGAAAGGAATGGTATCATCGATTTTATGAAGATTCTTAGAGCAATGCCGTCGTTTGATATTATTGAGTTTGGTCTTGAAGATATTGTACGTTCTGGATTGTGTAAAGAATACCTTATTGCAAAAAATGAATTAGGATTTTAATGTTTAATCATGTTGAATTGGACCTCCCTCGTCTTGAGAGGGAGACTATTGATGGAGTTAGGTACTATAAAGTACCTACAGAAGAAGAACTAATTAAATTAGTTTCTATTACCTCAGTAACCAGTCATAAAAATCGCCAGTTTTTTGCAAACTGGCGTAAAAAAATAGGTGAAGAAAAAGCGGACAAAATTACAAGAGCAGCAACAAGTCGTGGAACTGATATGCACACTCTTGTTGAGTATCATCTTAAGAATGAGGAATTACCAAAAGTTCAACCTTTGTCAGAGTATCTATTCAAAATAGCAAAGTATGAATTAGGTAAGATAAATAATATTCATGCTCTTGAAGGATCTTTGTATAGTAAAGTTCTTGGTGTAGCTGGAACAGTAGATTGTATTGCTGAGTACAACGGAGAATTAGCAATAATAGACTTCAAAACTTCAAAAAAACCAAAACCAAAAGAATGGATTGAACATTATTTTGTACAGTGTATGGCTTATGGTTGTATGTTGTATGAATTAACAGGAATATCTGTAAAAAAACTAGTAATTATCATGTCTTGTGAAAATGGAGAGTGTGTTGTTTATGAAGAATACGATAAAGAAAAGTATATTAGATTACTTACAGAGTACATCAGAGAGTTCGTCAACTTTAGACTTGAATCCTATGTCAGTTAAAATAGAAGAAGAATTACAAAAAGCATTGGATAAAAAATTTTTTTGTCCTTCAAAATTTTCAACAGAAATTGAAATATTGGTAAGAGATAACAAAGATATGAATTATATTGATGCAATAATTCATTTTTGTAGTAAAAATAATATTGATATTGAATCTGTACCAAAACTTATATCAAAACCATTAAAAGAAAAATTAAAGTACGATGCAATAGAATTAAACTTTTTAAAGAGAACATCCAGGGCGAAATTAGTTTTTTAATTCGAAAAAGGTCGGAAAATTTATCCCGACAATTTTTCGCAAAAACCCCTTTTTATAATTATGACACCCTTTGAAGTATACAAGACATATCTTTCAATAAAAAATCATTTTACGAAAGATAAATATGACTACCACAAATACTGTGGTAAAACAAATGCATCAATACAGTCTTTTTATAAAAGAAAGGATAGATATTGGTTTGAAAAACTAAGTAGACAAAAAAATGAAAAAGAGGTAATAAATTTCTTTGTCTCAAATTTTGTCCAATCCCAGGATCCAAATTCTCTTTGGATTGGTGATATTATAAGAAATGGTGAATCTGTGTATTCTTCTTGGAAAATGAGAAATCAGTCACTATCTTATGTTTTTTCTAATGAAGTAGAAACTCTTCTTAGTCAGTTTAATATAGAATCTTTATTTGATTGTTCTTCAGGTCATCCCCCTATACTAAAAAAATATCTAGATGGTAGTATTTGTCTAGAAACTGTTGTTATAATTGATAAAATTTTATATTTTACAAAAGATTTTAATAAAAAAATGCCAGATGATCCAGTTTGGGGATTAATATCTAAAATTATTAAAAAATATGATCCTTTCATAAATATTGATATCTTTAAGTACCGAAAAATGATAAAGGATTGTGTGCTATGAGTTTTTTTGAATCTGATATAATAAAAGGAGAAATTGATAGTATTAATAACCTTCAAGAAAGGCTTTATGCTAGTATGTTTAATTTTTATACCATGAACAAAGATCAAAAGTTAGAACATGTTGGCATTTTAGAATCTTTGTTAGAAAAACAAAAAATTCTCTATACTAGAATTAAACTCTCTGATGATCCCAAAGCTGTGGAAATGAAAAATAATATAAGGACTTCTGCTGCTAGTATGGGACTTCCAGAAAATGTTGATATGACAGTTCTTTTTGCTAATATGGAAAAAATGGTAGAAAAAATGAAGGACAGGATTCAAAGCGAGGGTTGACACCTGCGGGCACTTGCTCTATTATAGGTCTGTACTCGCCGCAAGTGCCCTAAGAGTACACAAAAGCCAAATACGTACAAAAAAATCTGAGGTTTATCAATGTCTTTTTCTGATCTCAAAAAACAATCTTCTCTCGGTTCTTTGACCCAAAAACTGGTCAAAGAAGTCGAAAAAATGAGTAATAGTTCTGGTGGTGCTGATGATCGC